AGTTGCCCTGTAATCTTGCTGCCAGATAAAGCAACAGAACCATCTGCCAGTTTGCCCGCCGTTACCGCAAGGTCAGCCAGCTTGCCCCCGCCCAGCTGCCCGCCCACAACCGTATCAGACAGGTCAATTGCCCCGCCCTCAACGTTGTTCTGGATAAACGCCCGATCAACAGGATCAATCTCATAAGCCCACCCACTAAGCCCCACAATATCCACGCCGGTCTTGGTGGTGACTGCAAATTCTGCGCTCGTGTTGGTGCCGGTCTTGCCAAACAAGTCAAAGGGCCGCAGCCGGACATAGTACGTTTCGCCCTGGGTCAGACTGGACACGATATAGCTGTTGTCAGATACCGTGGCAGTAGGCTCAGTAGAGTCAGGGTCAAAGCCTTGCGTCTGGCTAACCCAAATATCAACGCCTGCAAAATCCAGATCATCGGGGCGCAGATAGCTGATCTCGATCACGCTGAAGCCTGGCACTACTGAGAGTGCGGCTAAGGGTTCGGGGGCGGTGTTGGCCACAGACAGCTTGGCCGGATTAGCAGACACCTGGTTGTTTCTGCCACGCTCAATAACCCTGATCTCAAAGTCGCGCCAAGCGCCAACCGTGCCCGTTACGCGCCGGTAGTCCTCAGCATTCTTTTCGAAGTAATAGATATAGACAGGATCGTAAACCTGCTCAGTCCTGACGATCTGATTATCAGTCCAGATTTCAACTTGATAATCCCGGAAATACTGATCCAGTCTGCCAGCACCGGCACCGCGAAGCCCCTCAGAGCCAATCTCTACCCAGTCACCGACGGTGGATCTGCGCCATACAAACTTTGCATCCTTTCCGCCAAACTCCGTATCATTGCCTTGTTCGAACAGCTCCAAGCCGCGCACATCCGGGGCGGGTAGAACGTCAAATGGGTTTTCGTCCGTGTAATCAGGGTCAAGCACGTTGGTAGTGGTAACAATCTGTCGAAGGCCGTAGAAGTTTTCGACGCCATACACTGACACACTGCGTACCCGGATCTCGTATTGCGTGCCGTTCGCCAGTACCTGCACTTCGGCAACGCTCGGGAACTGCCAGCCTATTTTGCTGACCCTCTGCCATTCGTCTTGGCTTGGTAGCCGATACTCGGCTATGGCGTACAGGTAAGGGTCTGTCGGTGGCTCGTCAACCGTGATCACGAGCGTGGAAAACATGCCGTCGGGGGTCTTCGGCGCGTTAACGTCTTCGGTAACTGTGAAGCTATTAACGTCAGGCGCGGGCTCGCTGCTGATGATCAGCTCATACTCTGCCGACCATGGCGATACCAGGTTCCCGGTGCCTCTGGCTTTTGCCCGGAACACGATACGGTTGCCGGCATCCAGCGGTATAGGAACCTCAACGCTGCCGACCCTGGCGTCTATATCGGGCGCATCAATCCACACACTGGACTCGCCGTCGGGTCTGCCGGGGTCCGTATCAATGACGCCCGTTTCTGGGTTTTCAACAATGTCAGAATCAATTTTATATTGAAGGCGATATGAACGGATAGCGGTCGCAAGACGGTCAGGGTTCAGCACCGACACTTTAGCAACGGGTGACAGGTAACTAGACTGCCCTACGCCAGCGCTAATCTGCGGAGTTGTTGGTATCTGATTCTCTGGCCTGGGTCGTAGGTTTGTAGTGTATGCGGGCAGGGGCTCACCATCTTCCGTATAAATCTCGTTTGCCGCGTTAACCAGCGTTATCGTTGCGCCAAGGTCCTGCGCAGGCGAGACGTTAACAACAATGCAATCAAGCGTTTCTGATCCCGCCACGCCATAGGAAGCTAGGTCGCCAGCGATAAATTCAATGGCGCTGCCGGTTGACCATTGTCCTGCGCCGTCATAAGTTGCGGTTATCTGCTTGAACTGTGTCCCGCTGCTGACCGTCCTGACGCGTACGCCGTAAGACTGGCCAGAGACTAGGCCAAAGGTTTCATCAAATCGAAAACGTACCAGCGCCAACGGACTTTACAATCCCGCTACCCAAGCCCACGTCGATGATGTCGTTCTGAACCAGGACAAGATCGCCCCTTGCGCATGCGAGGTTTTCAATGTCTGTCGTTAGCTCATACGTCTCCCTACGAAGCCGCTTTTCAAGGTACGCAAACCGCGCATGCTTCTGCGCAAGAACCTCATTCGTGACGCCCCAAAGCTCCAGAGATTCGGTCTGTCCAATCCGGTTTGCTTCGAGAATAGCAGGGTCGTAATAGGTCCACTCGTCCAGCTCCCAGTCTTGATCCTCATTTTGAAACTCAACTGTTATGCCGTCTGATGGGTCTGGAAATTCACGCTTAGAGCTGAATCCTGAACTATTCTTAGGGGTGAATATCTGAGTCGGGATCAGCTTCTCAATGTTCTGCACAACGCTAAACTGACCATCGCGCATTGCAAATTCAGCGCGCCCGGTCTTCGCTACGTTATTCAGCACGGACTTCAGAGCAGCCGCTTCGTTGTTATAATTTGACGCCTCCCATCCGTCCGCGATGCAGCGCAGACGCCAAGCGTCCAAGTCCTCTAGTCTGATCCTGCTGTTGCTAACACGGGCGCGGTTAAACGGACCCTGCAACACCCATCGGTAAAGCTCTGCCGGGTTGCTGCTGGTCTTGAGTGTTTCACCAAACCAGTCGCGCCAATCGCTGTCCCAATCGTCGGGTATTACAGATTCAGCAATGACATTGACAGAATCAAGATTGCCGCTAACCTGATCGGTGGCCTTGATTTTTATAGCAAGGATAACGGGCCTGTAGTCTCCCGTTGGGCTGCCGATCAGCTCATTAAAACGAGTTGTGGTAAGCGGCGCGTTGCGTTGCGTAAACTCCAAATTAACCGTGTCTGTCCACGGCCTATCGCCAACACCGACACCTTCCTCGGGCTTCAAGTTGCGCGCCCGGATTGTTACGGTGGTCTCTGTTGGCGGGTTGCCATGAAGGGATGGGTCAAACGTAATTGACCGTGTGAAAAATTTGTTGCTACTTGACCAAGCGGTAACGCTGGCCACGCTGTAGCCTTCGGGTGCGTCCAACACCACATAGCCGTTGCCATCGTCAAACGCTATATAGCTTAATGGTACGGCCTCTTCATAAGCAAAAAGGTTTGCTTTCCCATCCCCCCAGTTCCGACTTGTCGATCCAGTCCGATACAGTACGCCGCCTTCTTTGTACAGCCGATATGGAACTGCGCCTTTATTTGCAGCCGTTTTGTTAAAATACGAGGCAGGCGTAAACCAGTCACCAGATTGGCCCTGATACTGCAGCTGTATTGCCCCGCCGCCATTTTGTCTATACCCGTCGCTGTGCAACCAGTTCAGACCAAGAGGGTACGAAAATGTGACGTTTGTTACACCGCGACCCACTGGCACAAAACTGGACAGCCATCCGCTGCCCTCTCTCGGCAACTCGTCTTGCACATTATTCTGAGTTACGTCTCTGGACCATATATCACGCAACGTTTCGGTGTCTGAGTTGTTATACCAGTCTACCGTCGCAACCTCTACTTCCCCAAAGCTGCTTATAGGGACTTCGCCAATGCGTACGTCAGTGACGTTCATTGGCCCGTAGCCAACGCACAACAGCATCCGGTAATATTGATCCTTGCCCCGATACTCGTAGTAAGGATTGGCCGCATAAGCTGGCACAATCTTGCGCTTCCCAAGGATGTAGGGGATTGGCTCGTAGGCTTTATTCTGGTTGCTGTCGCCTTTTACACGCTTGCGCTTTTCGTTGTCAGAAATCTCGGGCTCTTCAGGGGCGAAGAGGAAAAAAGTGGCAACTGATACAGCGAGCGAGGCAATGGCTATCCACGCTACTGCGGTTAGGCCCGACGGCACTTGGTGCAGCGTCAGGAGATCCCCACTAACCACTTCCTGATTCCAATCATCAACCGGGTAGCCATTAACAAACGCCCGCGTGTGCTCTCTTGCAAGCCCCGTATAATCGCCAAAGATGGACTCAACTGTTCGCCCAGCATCGACCGGCTCATGAATAGGAGATAGGAATGGAGCTTTTGAAACAACGATATTAGCGGTCATTTGCTGGCCTGTAGTTATAGAATCCAAGAATTCGACCCCTTCCATTTGATCGTGGTCACGTCATCAACTGACGGCCCTACACCTGAGCGCGTGTGTATCATCTGCCGGTTATCGAGCATGAATCCGACGTGTATCGGGTTGCCTGCTACTGACAGCAGAGCAAAGCATCCGCGCTCTGGACTCGTTACACGCTCAAAATGCTGTTGGTCGTCAAGTTGATCCGCTATGAAGTCCGCCGCGTCAGTGTCTCCACCGGGCTCATAATAAACATCGTCATAGCCCGGAACCTCGACGCCCATCAACTTACTATAACATATCTGCACCATTCCCCAGCAGTCAGCGCCCTCCATTGAGCGACCCCCCGGAAGGTATGGAATGGCGAGAAGGTCACGAATCATTGTCTTCCCATAAAGCCGGAAACGTTTGGGGCGTGAACCGCTCACCTGGTAGCTGCACATCCAGAATCGGCTCGACCTCCAGATCAACACTGACGCCTGATCCGCTGATGCTGAATGAGGTTGACTCAAACTGAGCCGGGCCAAACTCTGCGACGTTGGGAGCGGATGCGGCAATCACCCATAGGTTAATGATGATCCTGTCGTCTGCCAGCCTGAGCCGCCTGACGATGGCTATATCCGCTGCGTCAAAGTCAATAGTAGCCCTTGGCGTACCTTCTGCCGTTTCCTCTGGCAGAGACAGGTCAAAGCGCCCCGGCTGGTAGGTTTGGGTGCTGCCCGACACATTGCTGTCGATTGATTCCGTGTTGTTTGCGTAATAGTAAATCGTGCCATCAATATTGACTTCGATCAGCACAATAGACGGATCGCCAGATGACCGGCTGTAAATGTTCTTTAAAAACGAGTCGCTATAAGGCATTAGGGTTGCTTCTCCAGAGAGATAGACAGACGCCACATATCGCCGCCCAGCGGCTTTAGGTCATAGGGCTCTGCGAACTGGTAAACAGACGTCCCGCCGTAAAGGAAGTCCGGTTTGTCAAACTCCAACCCGCCGTTGTCCAGATCATCCCGGAAAAACGCGATGAACGTATCGGCCTGGGTGCGGTTGATAACATAGGACTCAGACACGTCATGGACAGCCGCCGTGAAGCGGGTTCTCTGCTTCGTCAGGCCGCCCATTGCGCTTCTGATAACCGTACTCTGTGGGATGTCTGAGAAGCTATCTACGTTTGGCGACTGGGGCAGCGAGCCGGGCCAGGTAGCCATTAGACGCGCCTCCCTTTAGATTTCAGATCAAACTTTGAGCCAAGCTGTCTATCGAACTCACCTTGCATCACCTGCCTCCGTACTGTGTCGCGTATCGTAACCTGCATCTGGCGTTGTCCTTCAGGGCCTGTTGTTTCTTGTGTCTGGACATCGTGGCCGGTTGATGTTGTGGTCTGGTCGTTGATGACAATATTTGTGCCACCCCCGCCAACGCTAGACGGCGTAACTACACCCGAGCCGCCCATGGTAACAACCTCCGGGCCATTCTCGCCGACCATGTACGAATTGCCGCCTGTTACTGAGCCGCCCATTGCGCGGGCTCCGTCGTAGGTCTGTGACTGTATCTCAGCCACTTGGACTGCTGCCAGCGCACCGATTGAAACAGCTAACGGAACCTTTAGGAATGACGGGATTGTCGGGTCGCCAAGCGTGGAGGCAATGGCCGAGGCTGCGGAAATTGCAGCTTGGGCAGATGCGAGCACTTTGTATGCTTCAAACTGATCCTTCCCGCCCTTCTGTGCGATGGCCGCAAGGTTTCCAAAGAATGATGCGCTTTTGCTTAGTGTCTGAGTTTGTTGCCTTAC